GCCGTCCTTGACGATCAGCGAGCCGTTTTTGGTGGCGAGTGTCATTAGGTGCAGGCCGTGGTGGAGACCCAGACGAGCTGGCCGCTGGTGTTGTGCGTCAGAACTTGTTGCGTTGAGCCGCTGTAGCCGGAGATCGACTGCCAATCCCACGTGACCAGCACCCACTCGCCGGCCGTGTAGCAGAGCTGGCAGACCATCTCGCCGCTCGGCAGCAGCGAGGCCACGTAGTTCTTGGCCTCGTAGGTCACCGCCGATAGCGTGGCGTCGGTGACCGTCTTCGTGGCCCCCTTGGCCCACGAGCCCGAGAACTTCCCGCGGACCAGGGCGTCGTCTCCGGCGGCCGACTGGCGGCCCGGTGCCGCGATCGACCTGTCGCCCTTCTCGACGGCCACGACGGCGCGAGCGATCCGCTGGGCGGCCTCCGGCGTGAAGGTCACCTTCCGCCCGGATTGTCGCGGAGGCTTGGCCATTAGCTGGGCGTCCCGAATACGGAAAAGTCGGTCTCTTTGTAGAGCTTGAACGTGAGCGCGTCGGGAGCCGAGCCAGCCGCCTTAGCCACGCCGCTGGACAGTGCCACGGGGGCCTTTACGGGCTTCTTGTCAGCACCGAGCACGGCGGCCCGCTTGGTGCCAGAGGCCGATGGCGTGCCGTCGCTCGTGACGAGCTCGTTAAACCCGACATCCCACGGCTTGAAATCCCAAGTCTCCGCCCGATAGCAGAACTCCCACGTGGTCTCCCAGTAGGGATTGGTCGTGTCGTCCGAGCTCGAGGTGGCCTCCTTCTTGGTGGCGCTCTTGAACGCCACCTTCCACGTCCTGGCTGCCGAGCTGTTCCACGTCGAGCTGTTCACGGTGTTTGATTGCGATCTGGCGACCGACGACCAGGACAGGTCCGGGTAACACTTGGTCAGGTTGAGCGTGAACTCGCTCGACTCGCGCTCGGATCCCTCCAGCGGATCCATCGCGGAGTTGACGATCTCGCGGCCGTCCTTGTCTTCAAACACCGGGATCGTGATCGTCGAGCCGCTGCCCGACCAACTGTCGATCGGCATTCCGGTGGACGGGTTGGGCGTGTTGTCGGCTGGAGGGATGTAGTACCGCACCGTGATCGACCACATCATCCCGTCGCCGCTCTCCTCAGTGCAGTCAAATTCCATTGCCTTGTGGCTGGCAAAGTCCGGGTGCCCGGCACCAAACACGATGCCTGGGGCGCGAGAGATCAGCGTCCGCGGCGTGAACGGAGAATCGACACGCACGATCCACTTACGCGTGAACGTGAACGACTCGCCATATTTGCCGCTCACGCCAGTGCCGCGGGCGGTTTCCAGACAGGCCACGACTGCCATGCGTTACGCTCCCAGAATGCCAAAGGCTTCCATGTCGTCGCCCTCGGAGAGCAGTTCGTTTGTCTTCCGCTGCTCCTCGAGCTGCTGCTCGGCAATGTCAACGCCGCTGTTCCGCATCAGGCGGAACATCTCCGACATGCCTTCTTTCGAGCGGCTGTCGGTGGCCTTGAGCGATTCGGCGGAGGCTCCCGTGAACGCTGGCTCGGGTGGCAAAATGGGCTTGGGCTGTTCGGCCACACTCTTGGTCGCCGCGTCCGCCTCGGCCTTTGCTCTTGCGTCCGCCAACATCGTCGACAGCGGCCCGGCTCCCTGGAACTCGCCAACACCTCCGGCCCCGCCCGTGAGCACGTTGCCGGCGGCCGTCGCGGCCTTGCCGGCGGCTGCCTCGGACTGCCTCGCAAGATTACTGGCAGACGCTTCCATCGACTGGCCAAACTCGGCCCAGCCGGTCCCTGCCACGGAGTCCGGCAGGGCGTCCAGAATCATCGCACCCTTTGCAATGGCGTTACTTAGGATTGCCCCCACGCCCTTAAACACACTCTCGCCGACAAAAAAGATCGCCTGCAGCCCGGACACGACACGATTGAAGACGTCGATCACGGTGCCGGCGTATTCAAACGCGGAGCCGATGCCCGAGATCATCCAGTCGGCGATGCCGGCAAGGAACTGGGCGCCTGCCATGATCCCCTCGCCGATGAACTGGCCGATGTTCGCGCCGCCGATTCCGCCAACGAGATTCAAGAACGTATCGGTGACGCCTTGGATGGCCGGGGCAAGATAGGCCACGACCTGGCCGACGATGCCCTGTACTGCCATCTCCGCCTTAGCAAACGCATCACCCATTGAGTCGACGCTATTGGCCTGCTCGTTTGTGAGGGCCAGCCCAAACTTGGCCGCCTCTTCGGTCGCTGCCGTGATCGCCCCGGCGCCGCCCTCAAACATCGGGAGCAACTCGGCACCGGCCTTGCCGAAGACTTGGATGGCTGCACGGCTCCGTTCGGCAGCAGTTGGCAGGGCGGAGATGGAGTCGGCGATCGCCCGGAACCGTTCGGCTGGCGACAGGCCCTCGAGCTGCTCCACAGAGAGCCCAATCCCAGAGAAGGCCGCCTGGGCCTGCTTAGAGCCCTGCGAGGCCTTGATGAACGCCACGTCGGCCTTAGTAGCAGCCTTGCCGATGGTCTCCATCGACACGCCGACCTGGGCGCCAGCAAAGCCCAGCCCGGCGAGCTCGCCGTATGTCATGCCAAGTCGGGAAGCCAGATCCTTCTGGCCTCCGATCACGTCGGCCTGGGCAACGCCCATTGAGATGAACGACCGGGCCGCAGACATGGCCCCCGACGCGAGCTGGCCGAAGAGCTGGGCGCCCTGGATGGCTACCAGCGTCCGCATTCCAGAACGCAGCCCGGCAACGTCTCCCGATAGCTTTTTGAAGGCCACAGACGCGTCGTTGACGCCAGCCTTCAGGCCGGCGGTGCTGGCCGAGAACACGGCGGATACTTTGCCGATCGTTGCCACTATTCGCCCTTCTGCATTTGCTCGCGGAATGAGGGGATTTTCATGAGCTCACGTTTCAGTTCTTCCTCGGTCTGCGGCCTGTCTCGGTAGCTCGGCAAGAATCGCTCCTCGGCCTCCGGGTCGGGCTTCGCACCCATGCCCGCCGCCGTCGTGAGCGACGTCCTGGCGGCCATCCGCCACTGGTCGCCAAACGGCTCGACCCGCCAATACGCCATCCACCGCCTTAACTGCCGCAGCGTCAGCCGCTTCTTCCATTCCTCCGGGTCTGGTATTCCGAGCTCAAGGGCCAGCCTGTAGACGAACACGTCGTCAGGCCGGCTTCTCAGTTTTTTTCGAGTTCCTCAATTTCCTCGTCGGTGATCGACAACAGCTTCTGGCCGGCCTGCCAGATCTCGTGCATTGCCCGGGCGTTCTTCTTGCCGAGCTTTGCCACGTCAGCATCGCTCACAAACAGCCGTTTGCCGTGCTCGTCGCACAGGAGCAGGCTCGCCAGCTTGGCCCGCCAGCTCGCCCGCTGGCCTTGGTTAGACGCGCAGAAAATTTCCCACTCGTCGCGGATGTCGGCCGTCGGGTCGAGGAGGTAAACCTCGCGGTTCCACGCCTTGACCTGCAGCTTCTGCGGCGCGCGGATGTCGTCGATCGCCAAGATGTCTTCGGCACTTAAACCCATTTGGTCCCTCGTCATTAAAACCCAGAGAACTGGAACACCGCGGCCCATACGATCAATTCACCTTTTGCAAACTCCGCGTCGAGCGTTTCGAGAAACGCCTGACCGCTCAGAGTTGCACCGGAGCCCCACGTGAAAGAGAGAATGCCAGGCCCGCCGATGTCGTTTCTGGCAAGGTCAGGCGATCCCAAGAACCGGGCCGTAATCGTGCCGGGCTCAATGCTTGTGACGTTGTATTGCTTGAGCACGCGGGCGTTCTGGCCGAGACCAGTGACCGGCGAGCGCATGCTCGTCACTTCGTGCTTGTTACCAACACTGAACGACTGGTTGGCATTCTGCAGCACACCGAGCACCTGGCCGCGGAATGACAAGACGGCGCCTTGACTGCTTGGAATGTCTGGCACGGGTCACCTCCCGGCCGATCAGGTGCCGGTCAGCTTGAACGTCGCGTTTCCGACAATGAGCTCGCCCACCGCTGCGGTCAGCTCGAAGTCTTCGCAGACTGCGTTACCGCTGATGCCGAGCGTCGAGCACGTGATCGCGGCAGCCGTGCCGCGGGCCGGGGCGGTCGTGCCCCAGTATTCGCAGGTGATCTGGTCGCCGTCGACAAGCGGGGCGGCCTGCAGGACGCGAGTCGAGCCGGCGGTCGCCGAGAGCGGCGTGACGTCCACGTAGGAAGCCGTTCGCTTTACTTTCACGTTCTTGGCGACAAACGTGACGGAGTTGAACGTGAAAGTCGTTCCCTGCGAATCTGCGACTGGCATGACTTACTCCTCCCAGCGGATCTGGTACGTGTGGTCGACCGTGTACGTTGGCTTGTCCTGGCCGTCGAGGTAGTCCGGTGAGCCGTCGAGCTCCTCGGTGATCAGGCACTCCCGGATTGTCACGCCGTTGGCAGTGCCGTTGAAGTTGTGCAGAGCAACGCGGACCGAGTCAGCCAGGGCCTTTACGCTCGAATAGGTCGACGCGTAGAGCAGCACCGAGAACGTAGCCGACGGGTTGACGTTGACCGGCGTCGGGCCAGCCATGATCGTCTCCCGCTGCGTCGAGGTGCGGCCGTAGATCACATAGGGCAGGGCGGCCCCCTCCGGGGCCTCCATCGGCCACGCCAGGCAGCCGCCGGCGGTCTCAATCGCTGCCTTGAGCCACTGTTCAGGGTATGGCACGACCGGCCTCCTGTGCTGTCTTTTCGAGTGCCGCCGCCAGCTCGTTCGCCAGCGAAGACAAGATCGACTGCTTCATGCCGTCTAGCGTCCGCCTTGCCATCCGCCTGGCCGGCATTACGCCTGTCGACGCGCCATTCCTTCGCCTTCGGAGCCTTGAGCCGTTTTCAACGATGATTGCGTGGCTGCCTGAGCCAGTCACAATGAACTGCCCGCGTCTTCTCGTGAGAGAGCCGCGAGCGTAGCCGCACACAAACGCAATATTGCCGTGCGTGCCTTTGTCGTAGACCTTGATTTTTGTCTTGATGCTGCGGACCAGCGACCCAGTCAGATATGGCGTGTTTGACTGTAGCGCCGGCTCAAATGGCTTTGTGGCCTTGCGGATCGCCGCCCGCATTCGCTTCTTTGCCAAGTCGCGGGGCAGGTTGCCAAAGGCCTTGATCAGGCCCTGCACCTGCCGCTGCATCTGTTGTTCGTTTACATCTAGCCCAATCACGTCGCCTTCTCCTCGCACGTGAGCTCGTGCTCTTGGCGCGTGCCGATCTCGACCACTGCCGAGATGTAGAGATACCGATCGCCTCGGCTCTTCCACCGGACACGCATCTTCCCGGTGACGCCCTCCACGTAGTGGCAGCGGACCACCCACGTGGCGGAGCCGCCGATGCGGCCCTGTCTCTGGGTCTCGGAGTAGCTGATCGACTCGACGGCCGCCCGCCTGGTCGCGTGCGTCGACCAGCTCGAGGTAGCCTCGCCGAACGCGTTCCGCGTCTCGGTCTGCTTCTCGATCACCACAGTCTCGCGCAGGCTGCCGGCGGGAATGGCCATTACCACCTCCCGCTAACAGACTCGCTGGCCAACAACGTCTCGAAGGCCATCGGGATGGCGACCGGCTGGGCACCGGTGGCGATCACGGCCTCGCGGTTCGCGTACAGGTGGCCCACGTACAGCAGGATGGCGGTACGGAGCTGCGGGGCGATCGTGGCCTGGCCGGCCCAGTACGTGACCGTGAGCGTGGTCAGGTCCGACATCTGCGGTGCCGACGAGAAGCGGATCTGGCCGGCGTCGGCGTCGACCGTGTACGTGGACGAGCTCACGGCCGTGCCGTCGACATCAATGGCCACCGGGTAGCTGCCGCCAGTCAGCACGGGCACCACAGGCAGGCCGAGCACCGCAGGGCCAACGCCGTCAGGGCCGCGGGTCCAGCCGGTGCCGTCGGTGGCGTCGAACTTGGCCCGGAGCTGCTGTGGTGCCAGGGCCACGCCCAGCCGCCGCTCGATCAGCCGGCGGGCCGTGGCAATCATCGACACGATCAGCGTATCGTCGTCTTCCTGCTCGGGCAGGAGCGACAAGTGAGCCTTGGCCATTGCCAGCGAGACTGGCTCGACGATCGGCTGCGTGGCGACTGCGAGAGAGCGGAGACGCATGGATCACCTCTCTAGCTTCGCGGTTCGCTTCTCCGGCTCGGGGGCGACTGCACGCTCGACGATCGGGGCCTCGGTGGTCTCCACCGCGTAGCCCTCCTGCTCGAGCACCAGGGCGAAGTCGGGTGCTTTCTCGACGACGTCGCCGGCCTTGTGGCCCCAGCCGTCGCGGATGAATTTCATGTTTGGCACGGCGCGATTCCTTGGAGATAGAGATGCGGCCGGTGGCGGGTGACCACCACCGGCCGCGTCAGTTGTTCACGCTGCGGTTATTAGCTGGCAGCCTTGGCGAGCCGGCCGACGAACTCGGGGGCGTGGTTCGCGACACCAAATCTGGTGTTTGCCACATACAAAACCTGGCGGTTCCGCATCAGGATCTCGCGGCCGGCTTCGATTTCGAGGCCGCTGTCCTTGATGCCGATCACCGAGCTCATCGAGAAGTCGCCGTAGAGGGCCAGCGTCGTCGAGGGCAGGCCCTTGACGAGGTAGACCGGGGCACCGAACACAGTCGGCACCACGCGGCCGCCGCCGACCGTCATGGTCGTCTGCTGGGCCGCCCACAGCTTCATCAGGTCCACCCAGCCAGCACGGCTGGCGACCCACGAGCTGGTGCCCATCACGGTCTCGTCGACCTTGCCGACAACGTCGGCCAGGTTGTTGAGCGTGGTCGCGGCCGATGCCCCGACGGTGATGGTGTTGCCGGAGGCCACCGCACCGGCCAGACCGGTGATGGACGGGCTGGACGAGTTGCCACCGAGCCAGACGGCGTCGAACTTCTGAGCGTAGGACAGAGCGAACCGCTCGGCCACGAGGCCAGCCACGTCGATCGGCGAGTCCTCGAGCAGGCTGCGAGACACGGCCACGCTGGCCCGCATCTCGTAGAGGGTCAGGTCCGCCACGCTGGTCGACAGATCCTGATCGGTCGTCGCCGTGCCTTCCGCCACGAAGCTCGCGGTGGCATCGCCCACCTTGGGGAAGTTGATCTTGGCACCGGCGGGCCGGATGACCGTGGCGAGCTGCAGGCCGACCGACGCGTACTGGAGCCGGTTCACGATGGCGTTGTACAACTCGGTGACAACGTATTCGGCGCCCTTGGCGTCGTAGGTCGAGCTGGTCTCGCCCATCGCCCGAATCTCGCCGGTGTAGAGCTGCCGCAGGTAGCCGCCAACCAGGGAAGCTGCCTTGGCGGAGCTGAAGGCCTTGACGCCCGATCGGATGTCCGCACGGTCGCCGGTCACTTCGCCCTTCTCGACCGCGGCACGGGGCTCGCTGTCGGAGACGTTGCTGAGCTTGGAACGAGCCGCCGAGAGCCGGGCCTCGATCGCGTTCTCGCGCTCGACGACCACGTTGAGCTCGTCCGCACGCGTCAGCGCCCTTTCCAGGGCGGCCGCCGCAGCGCCGTCCTTGTCGTCGGAAGGATCGACGTTCCGCAAGTTCTCGATCTGCGGGATGAGGGCGGAGATTTCGTCCTGGGCCAGGCGGAGCTTGTTCATGGTTGTCCTCGGGAATGTGGGTCGGTGTCGTGAACGACTCGCACACTTTCGCTGGTCTCGGCTGGCCGTCGAAGTTGGCCCGCTCTACGGTAGATTTTTTCTGCACTTGCCGTCGGGGCACGTGCCGCACTTGCAAGCCCACCGGGAGCCGTCAGGCCGCACCGTGTAGCCCTTGCCACCGCACGGGCAGGCGGCCGGGGCGGCTGGCTTCTCGGGCTCGCGGGCGGGCTCGACTGCCAGAGACGCATACGCCACGGTGACACAGCCAGCAGCTCGAGCACGCTCGGCGGCAATGCTCGACGGGTCGTGCGATGCCCACGCCAGCAGGTACAGAATCCAGTGCCACAGAGCGTGCATTTACCACCTCGCATTCGACAGGACGAGATGGCCGTCGGTGCCAACGACCGCGTGGGCGAGCTGCACCTCATCGGCATCGGGGGCCGGCTCGGCAAACAGCAGCGCCGTCAAGCCGAAGCGTGCCGCCACGCCGGCCACCTTCGCAATGAATCGCAGCACGGGCCGATCGGGCCGCGGCGGCTCGGGCCGGACCGGAGAGTCTGGAGCGGTGGCCAGCCACCACGTGGCAGCCACGACAATCACGGCAGCAACAGCCAGTTTCTTTTGCGTGTCAGACATTCGATTCGCTCCAGAGTCGGTGCAGATACAGAACCACGACGGCGCCGATGATCGACCCGACAAACCCCGCCGGGCCGGTGCCGAATGGCAGGCCGCCGGCGACACTGCCAACCACACCCACGGCGATCGTCGGCAGCCAGCCGGCCGGCAGTTTCGACGGCATCAGGGCCTGAGCCACGGTGCCCACGATCGCCCCAAAGATGGCCCACAGGATCAGGTTCATTGTGCGAGCCCCCAGTCGGCGTTTTCGAGTCGCTTGTATTCAAACGTGGTGCCAGAGATGGCCCACGAGTCGCCCTGACGCATGGCGGTCTCTATGTTCTCTCGGCTGGCCCAGAACGAGCCGTCGGGCTGATCGCTCGGCCAGCGCGGCCCATTGACCCACGACGTCTGCCAAGAGTTTTGGATGAGCGCACCATCGCGGCCGCCGCCGTTCTTCTGGTGCCGGATTCCCCAGACGAGCATCGCGTGGCTCCACGACGTGCCGCGTGTCAGGAATCCCATCGCGTCACGCTGCCGCGGCGTCGGGCCGTAGCCCACCTGCGAGCAGACGGCCACCGGATAGCCCGACTCCAGGGCCGACGCCAGCTCCTCCCACGTCTGCACCTGGGCAACGGCGTAGCACCGATTCTGGTGGGCCAGCTTGGCAAGCTCGAGGGGCACGCCCCGCGAGCCCCACTCCCGCGAGAGCGGAATCGAATAGTTCGTAAGATCGGCGGTGTCGTATTTCTTACGGAACAGCACGCCGCCGACGTCTGGCACCTTGCACTTGCCGGAGATCCACCGAGCCGCGCCGAATCCGGTGGCGCCGTCGCCGCCGAACTGTGTTGGCTGGCCCATGCCGAACGTGCGGGCTCCGCCGTAGATCGGCTCGGTGGCCACGGCCGTCGGCGGTGATCCCTTGCCGGCCAGCCAGTCAGTGGCCAGTGCCGTCTGGCATCCCAGCCCAAAGGCAAACGAAACGCACGTCCCGGCGTTGCCCTGATTCCAGCATTGCCACGGCTCGCCGTAGGTCCGCTGGTGGGCCTTGTTCGTGGCACGGTAGAGAAACACGTCGAGGCCCTTGGCCTGGCGGACGGCGTCGGCACCGGCTTCTTGGAACGTGGGTTTGTCGAGCTCGCCGAGAAACGTCCGCACGCCCACCGGGTCGGGGCGGTAGCCGAACGAGTTGTCGACACGGCGTAGCACTCTGTGCGTGTAGTGCTCGACGACGGCGCCAAGAATGGCCGCGCAGATCACAAACGCCAGCGCCGAGAATGTCCAGACCGCCTTGCGGTGCGACATCAATCCGCCTCCTCGCCGATGCGGCGGAGTCGCGGAAGCACTCGCGGCAGTACCGGGCCAGGTCCGTCATGCCGGCACTCGCACGACTCCGGGAGCTCTTTTCGCAATTCGCGAATCTCGGACAGGATCACGTACAGCAGCACCGGGCACGCCACGGCAGACACGCCAAGAGACAGCACGGCGAACAGGTGCATGACGTAGAGCGCGTTGTCCATGACTTCCCAGACGATGTCGGAGATCTTCATCGGACGGCCTCCTCTGCCGCCTGGGCCAGCTCGCGGAGGGCGGCGGACCACTTGGCACGGGCCGCCGGGTCGATCGGCCCGCCGCTGGTGCCGACGGCCTGGTCGAGGAATCGCCCGGCGGCTGCCGAGACGTGCGGCTGATTGCGAGTGAAACTCTCAGGCAGGAACATGCCCTCGCTCGTGGAGATGCGGACGTCCTCGAGCTGGGCCGCGGTGGTGATCCGCGGGGCGGCTGCGGCGCCGTCTTTGTCGAGGGCCTCGGCCACGCCCCGGCACAGGCCAGCAAATGCCGCGGCGTCGTCCGGGGCGGACGGTCCGATGAACTTCCCGCGAAGGTCGAGGCCGGCGGCGGGTGTCGGGCGGTGGGTAGGCCGCGGCCAATACTCCACGCAGGCCGCGAGCACCGCGCCGCCGGCCAAAACGGCGACTGCGATGTATTTCTGGCGATCGGTCATTTCTTCTCGCTCCCGTGCAGCAGGTCGAGCCACAACGTGTCGACGGCCTTGGAGGCCTCCTCGTCCAGCTTCTTGACGGCCGCCAGTTGGTCGCGGACCTCGAGCAGCGAGTCAATGGCCTCCCGGGCGTCTGGTGCCACGGGTGCGGCAGCCGGAGCCATCGGCGGCACGCGGAACAAATCCTCGGTAGATGGCAGCGACGACAGAGACTTTGCGCCGCCCTTCGGCCAGAAGAGGAACGCGAGCGAGGCCAGGACGAGTAGGCCTGTGATCATGTGGAGCTCCTTGAGATTCTGAGCAGGGCCTCGACGGCACCTGCAGCGAGCGAGAGAACGAGCAGGCGGGCGGCTGGCCGCAGCAGCATCCACGCGGGCCAGGTGGCCGCCGGGACGGCTTTGTCGGCCAGCGTGTCAAACAGCACGGCTGCGGCCGTCACGGCCACCTCCCGCTTCTGTGGCCCCGTGAGCGATGCCACAGCGTCAAGGCCCTCCACGGCCATCCACAGCAGTTGCACGAGCAGTCGGCCGAACTCCTGCCACGAGAGCCCGTCTTTGGCTTGCTCGCGGGCGGACGCGAAGAACACGTTCAGCCGGGCCGACACGGTGGCGATTGATTCTTCTGCAATCATCGCTTTCGGCTCCAGATCTCGGTGGCTGGCACGAGCCGCTTGCGTCGGGCGTGGCAGCAGGTGCATTCCAGACGCTGGACCTGGTCGTCGCCGGCACGGCGCGACGTGATCACGCGGCAGCGGCTCCCGCACTTGCGGCACGACCTACTTGATTCGTGGGACATTCGACTTGAGCCTCGCAGAGATCAGCCGGGCAGAAGCTGCCGTCAGTGCGTAGGACCAGCGGCGGCGCTTGTCGGCCGCCTCGTCGGCGACACGCTCGGCGAGCTGCTCGAGCTCGTGGCTGTTCAGGTTCTGCTGCCGCCACGCGTCGAGCGACCGGAGAGCGGCCGACGACTGCGGATAGGCTGGCCGAGTCACGACAGAGACGTCGTATAGAGCCCCCACCTCGCTCACAGTCCGCACGGCCGAACCGTCTGCATCCTGCGTCCACGACTCGCCGCCGGGGGCCACTGAAAACGCGAAGCTGGCCCCGTAGAGATCGCCTCGACGGACGAGCGTGATAATGTCGCGGCCGAGCGTGGTGTCGGGCGGGGTGATCGAATAGGCGAGCCCACGCTCGGTGATCGACAGCTTGAGCGTATCGTTTGTGGTACGGCCGATCGGCTGGCCTTCGTGGTCGAACAGGGCCACGACGTCCATGCCGCCGCGAGGGTCGTTCCGGTGGCGGCCGACGACCTTGTCGAATGCCGTGGGCGCGAAGACCTCGCGGAAGTTCCCCAGGTTTTCGCTCGGGGAATTAAACGGCGGGCTGATGCCCTTGATGGTCGGCGAGGCCGCGGACCGTTCCTCGAGCTCAATGGGCTCGACGCCGGCCGGAACGTAGCGCCGTTCGATTTCTTGATCAGGCATCGGTCGGCTCCGTTTCTGGTTGCGGAATGTCCTCTGGCTCGATCGTGTCGGCCGGGAACTGCGAGCCGGCTGGCACGGCATCCGGCCCGGTGCCGGTGGCCGACGTGCCCAGCGGCGCAAAACCGAGCTGCATGTAGGTCGTGTTTGCCGCCGGGTTCTCCAGCAGGTCCAGGTCTTCCAGGTCTCGCAGCTCGTTGGGCGAGATCGCGCCGCAGTTGAAGAGGAACTGGTACAGGGCAACGCGGGCCTGCGTGTCGCCACGAAGCAGCGCCCGACTGTCGAGCCGACAGTAGTGGCGGCCGTCCATCGGGTTGTCGTACGTCCGCAGGATCGACCGGTCGATCGCACCCTCGAAACGCTTCTGCCACGGCAGCAGGCCGAACACGTGAGCGGTCACGAATTCCTGCTCGACGTTGCTGTACTTGGCCATCGCGTCGTCGCCCAGCAGCGTCGTCGGAATGCCGTAAACGCGGGCGATGTCGGGCAGCATCGACTTCCGCAGTTCCATGAACTGGTTGGCTTCGTTGCTGTTGGAGTCGATGGGCTTGAACTGCGTCTTTTTGGGCAGGATCGCCGTGCTGCCGCGCTTCTTCGGCCCGCCGTAGATCTCCCGCCACTGGTCGCGGAATCGGGCCTGAGCCTCGGCCGGAATGTCTTCCTGCGTTTCGATCACGCCGTCCGGCCGGGCGGAGTTGTCCCAGAACGACGTGGCGGCCAGGTCGAGCTTCCGGGCCAGTGCAACGCTCGTGGCGCAGAGCTCGGCCGGGAGCTGCCCCTCGTAGCTGTTGTCACTCATCCAGCGGTAGTGAACGATTTCGCTCTGTTGGAAATCCCGATACGTGCCACGCGGCAGGAGGTATCGGTAGATGAGGCCCTCGGCCCCTCGCATGCACGTCATGCGGCTCGGGTGCAGGGGCTCAAGAGACGAGCAAAATCCATTGTCGCCGGCGACGATCCGCGAGTAGGCCCGGCCGTACAGGGCAAGGTGGTACGACGTTGTTTCCTTGTATTCAAAGTCAGACTGCCAAGAGTTGGGCCGCCACGTCAGCACGTCGTAACAGGGCAGGTCATGGCAGTGCGTCTTCGGGAAGCCAGGCCGGCGGCGGATGATCTCGGTGGGCATACACGCCAGCGAGCTGGCGATGAACCGCACGCACGCCAGAATGCACGTCACGCGGACGGCCACCTCGGCCGACATCGTGTCGGTCTGGAGAATGGCACCGATCGGCAGGTGATCGGCGAGGGCACGCAGATCGTACTTGGCAGGATTCTTGCCAGCCCGTGGCGCCCGCGGCTTGGCCGTCGTCTTTTTCACAGCTCGATTATTTGCCATGAGTCCGCACTAGCCTCCGGCTCCGCCGTCATCGAGACCGCCAGACCGCAAACGGCCGCGACAATCCCGTCCGTTTTCTCTTGGCTTCGCCCTTTGTCGGGCTTCATGTTGCCCTGGTGATCCACGTACAGACAGACGTTCGAGGCCATCCATGCCATGACCGGAGACGGGCACCGGAACTTCCGCTCGTGGATCATCACCTCGAGCAGTTTGCTAGGCGCCGTCATGCGGCCAACCGACTGTCCGATAGCGTGCACTTCCAGCCCTGATCGTTGAAGTTGCGTGGCAACGCTGCCCAGGTTCCACGGGTCAGCACCAACGCCTCGGCACTGGTGCTTCTGCGAGTATGCGATGAGATCCGCGGCGACCTGGTCGTGATCGAGACGCACGCCCGGCGTGGTCTTAATCCAGCCGTCCGCGATCCATTGGCGAAGCGGCACGCGGGCTTCCTTCTCGCGGTCTGTGACGTTCTCCTCTGGCATCCAGAACATTGCCTCTGCGTCGTATCCGCCCTGGCCGTCAGGGAAGAGCGCCACGGCCGCCGTCAGGTCAAGGTGGTCGGCAAGGTCAAGGCCGATGAAGCACGACCGGCCCTCCAGCGGCAGCGGTGGCGGCGCGACGCATGGGGCGTATGCCTCGGGCGTAAACCAGCGATTGTCTGGCGTGGTCCAGACATTGAGCGAGTAGCGAAGCCAGCGCGACCGTTTGACAGGGTTGGTTAGGCTGTCCTCCCAGTCCGCGCGAAACTCTTCCTCCGGGAACGTGATCCCCATCGACGGATTGGCCTTGCGCCAGACCTCTGGATCGTCGAAGTCGTCGTCGGGCTTCGCCGCGTAGATCAGGCCGAAGAACGTGGGGTTGGCTGCCGGGTTGTTCATCACGAGCTCGGCGTCCTGCCACCACTGGTAGCCAGGGCCTTTCCGGTCGTCGCCGGCAGTCGAGATGGCGAGGACCAGGCCGTTGGGGGTGGCCCTGGTGGCGTAGGTCAGAGCGGAGACGAGCTCGTCGGTGCGGTGGGCGTGGATCTCGTCGATGATCACGCTGCCGTTGAGCCCCTCGTTCCGCCACGAGTCGGCGCTCAGGCAGCGGAGGATGTTGCCGTGCTTCTTGTTGCGGATGATCGACTTTGAGTCGACGACCTCGAGCACCTTCGACAGTGGCGATGATTCGACGGACCGTTTCAGCATCCGGTACAGGATGCGTGCCTGCTCGCGGTCGACGGCGGCAGGGTAGACGTCGGCATGTGGCATGTGCGACGTCAGCAGGTACTGGGCGAGCTGCGACATCAGGAACGTCTTCGCGTTCTTCTTGGGGACGAACACGGCGCCGCGGCGATAGCGGAGCCGGCCGTCTGGCCGCTTCCACCCAAACAGCGGCGCGATCACGTTGTCGCGGTGCCACGGGATGATCTTGACCGGCTGCGGGTCGCCACCGTCCTGGCTGGGAATGCGGCACAGGCTCTCGATGAACTCGGCTGGCTTCGCCGCAGACTCAGGATCCCACGTGTAGCCCGGCACGTACTCCGGCCGGTCGGAGCCGGGCTCAGCCGCAGAATGCTCTGAGCGCGGCCTCTTCGGCATCTTCTTCGCCATGCTCTGTGGCCTCCGGCGGGAATCGGGTCTCGGCCGCCGGCGTCAGGCCGTACTCGCGGGCCAAGCTGACGAAGTCGCGGCGAGCGTCTCGCAGCAGACGCGCCACCGGGTTGGCCTGCTGGCCTTTGTCGGTGCTTGTCATCCAGCCCTCGGCGGCGAGCTGCTCGGCAAGATCGCGGCAGTCGGCGTAGAGGTGAGAGAGCAGGGCGAGGCCCTCGACGTTGTCCACCCGCAGCCGGCCAGCGCCCGCCAGGCTGTCGGCGTGGGCCTTCCAGTAGGCGGCAGCAACAGGGCGGGCCGCGACGTCCTTCGGGGCCTTTGGCGTGCTACCTGACGGCTTGTCTGGCGACACGGCCAAAGACTTGCCGATGGCCGCAACACGGGCCACAGCGGCCTGTGAGCGTTTGCTGTTTGGATCAGGATGTCGGCCGCGGCGGCCCATACTCAGCTCCGATTTTGGCTTAGTTGGTCAGAAATTCGCGCTGAGGGGGCATGGGGCTTTCCGTCGATCATCGTTTTGTCGATCGCCCCCACCCCCCCCTGGGGGTGCCTCACGCGTAGCCTTTGCGTCGTTGTTCGTCACGCGTCTTCCTTCCGTGGCATGAACTGCACAACACCTGAAGGTTCGTGTCAGCGTCGGTGCCGCCATCCTCGAGCGGCAGGATGTGATCGACGTGCGCGTCCTTGCCATAGCACACGTCATGGCACACTCGGCACGTGAACGCATCGCGCACAAGAATGCGTTGACGCTTCGCTGTCCAATCCGCCGACAGGTAATGCGCTCGCTCCTTCGCTGGCTTCATGCCGCGCTGGTGCGGTGGTCTCCATCGTGGAATGGCATCAGGCATACGTGTATTCAATCCAGATCGTCTGGGTCGTGGAACTTAGGCCGCATGATCAAGAGCCGTCGCTGATCGCATTCGGCCCTCCTGATTGCGATCTCCTCTGGTGTCGGATCGACAGGCGGGCCACGTCGTCCGCCTCGGCCTTGGCCTCTTCTCAGGTCTTTGATCTGGTCCTTCATGCGGGCATAAATGAGCGACGTACAAACGCCAGCAACGAACGCCATCTCCGAGCTCGTGCCGCCTCTGGCGTATGTCTTGCGGACTGCCGCCTCTTGATCCGGTGTCAAGAACTTCTTGCGACACTGCATCACGCGTCCTCTCGGATGGTGATGATCGTGCGTGCCTGTTCGTTCCTCGCGGCGTAGCGTTTGCGGATCGACCAGTAGACGACCTGGTCGTCGTCGCTCCACACGCCCGCATCAGTCAGCGCGTCTGCCACGCCCTTCAAAACGTTGTCGCCGTCGGCGTTTGGCCAGGGCGGCGCGTCTGGCTTCAGATCGTGCTTCCGCCAGTGCGAGGGCGGCCGCTGGAACACGGCATCGACGACCAGGGCGGTCGGCCCGGTGATCTTCTTGCCAGAGGCCCGGGCCACCAGCTCGATCGCTTGACGGTAGACGTGGATCGGGTGCTTCGTCGGCGTGTACGCACGGCCGAATCCGCCGCGTGTTGAAACGCGGACACGCGGCTGTGGCACTGGCTGCCCTGGCACCTCGAGCACGATGTCCATCCGTCTCCTCCTTGAGACGTGGACAATGGTGCATATTCAATTACACGAGTCTAGCGCGCATTCCACGCCAAACCGACGTTCGCCAGGGCATAGCCCAGCCACGCCAGGGCCATGCCGGGGTCGCCCTTACGCCACTGGTCGACGCCGACCATCAGGTAGACGAAGCCGACGCACAGGATCAGGGTAGAGCTCATGACAGCCTCGCTAGCAGCTTGCGGGCCGTCGTGTCAGTCCGCACTCGGCACTATTGGCGGACTATAGCCGACGTGCTCATACCGATAGAACTTTTCGCCGTCATTGACGTAGCACTTCACTTGGTAAATGTGCTGCCCAAAGAGCGTGTAAGGCTCGCCGTCTTTGATTCCATTAATGATGTCTGAGGAGTCTGGCACTAAAAGCATACTGCCTGTCAACCGTAATCGTGCTGTCTGCCCGTCTAGCGGGCCGCCTACAACGGGTATTTGTTCGTCGCTCATTTTGTTCTCCAAAGCAGCCAGCGTAGCATCGCCTCCCGCTCCTCGCCAACGAGCCTTAGCCGCTGATTCTCAGCCACCAGCCGCCTGATGATGTTCTCGCGGATCTGCAGCCGCCACCGCAGACGCACGACGTCGTTGTCGGCGCCACGTTCCAGCAACGTGTTCTCTTTTTCGTCCATTGACGACATGCCCCCCTCCCGTTTTGTCACGCTGTCTGCCGCAGCTCCTCGAGCTGCTCAAGGCCGGCTGGCGTCGCCCGTAGCGTCCGGGCCATCCCGGCCTGACGCGTAACGAGCCCGTCCCGCTGCATACGCTCAATGTGCTGCTGGACGTTGGCCGTGGTCTTCCAGCCGAACGCCTTGCTGATCTCGCGAACCGTTGGCGGGAAGCCACGGGCGGCGATCCAGTCGATGATGAATCCCAAGATCTTGGCCTGTGGTCCTGTCACTGCGTGACCTCCTGTCGTTGAGGCCTGCCACCAGCGCGGGCCGTGTCGGTGAACTCGCCGCCGAGCATCCGGGAAACAAACGAGCCCTTCTCGGTCCTGTCGCAGAACTGCGAAAGGGTAGGGGGCGTCTTGAACCCAGAGCACGCCCCACGCTTGATCTCCGGGATCGCCGTCAGGGCCTCTTCCAACCAGCCGGGCTCCGAGAGTCTGGCAGCGAACTGTGGCGGCGGCTCGATGGACCGCCACTGCCGCTTCTCGCCCCAGACGGCATTCCACGCCTCTCGGAGCCGTGCCCATGCCCTGCCTGCTTCCTCATCCAAACCCGACGGAGGCGGGGGAGGAGGAGGAGGTGTATAAGACATGGACATGGAAGCATCGCTGGAGCATGTGCCATTGCATATGCCGTCGCATATGCCACCGCATATGCGATCGCATCCCGAATCGTCGTTTTCGGCCGAGTTATCGACATCGGCCTCCTTGGCGACCGGCCCGCCGGAGGCCCCCGCCGGAGCCACTTCGGCAGCCTTCCCGGACCATCTGGCGGAGGCAGACTGACGAGCCCGCTCGCTCCGTTCATGGGACAGGTGACGCTCGTGCTCCAGCCTGACATTCCGACGCTTGCCGCCCCCCCCCACCGGGAATTTTTCGCCCACCAGCTTCCACGACTTGCCCACGCCCGGCGAGATGAGCTCGAGCCGCTTTGGATCGGCTGGCAGCCCGTCCTGCTCCCACTGGGCGATCAGGAGAGTCACGTAGTGGCCACGCTCCTCCGCCGACCACCCAAGAGTGGATGCGAGGAAGTCGCGGCCGAACATGGGGAACCAACTACTGGCCATCGGTGGCCTCCCCAAGAGAAACAGAAGTGGGCAATGAATCAACGCCTACTTTTGATGCTGCCTCGTACAAGGCCTGCAAGGCGGTCTGGCTCTCGCACTCAAACCATTCGCCGACGGCCCTAAGCTCTGACAGCCACTCATGGGCGGCAGACTCCACCCTTAGCGCCAAGTGCTCCGTATTCACTCGCAGGTACGCTACCAGCGAAAGCTTCCTGCCGTTGCCGGTCTGGAGTTGCTTAAGTCGCTTCTGAAAGTCGACGGCCTTTCCGATCTTGTGGTGCATGTGCCCGTCTGTAATTACGTAAACAACAATTCCTTCCGGGCTTTTCGATGGAGCATCTAGCTCATCAAGCCAATCGGCGCTTTCACTCAAAAACGCCGCCAGCCTTCTGCAATCATTTTGGTTTAGCGGGCACCCGGCCTGGACGTGCAGCTTGACGCCAAGCCGAGACGTCTCAAACGCCGAGTCGATCTCAGCCCATCCAGGGCCAAAATCAAAACACTTGTGCCGATGCAAGCGGTCTTCGCTGACTGCCATGTGTTTGCCTCCTTGTATTCCGCCCAGCCGCGTCGAAGCGGCACCGTGCCTATCACGAGGGCGGCGTCGATCAGTCGAGGTACTTAAATGGGTCGCATTTGGGCGACCGCGAGAACATCGAAGACGGAGACTTCGTCCACCTGTCAATGCACGCGAGCCCAATCCGGCAGGCTTCGTTAAACGGCTCAAAACCAGCCGACCCGACAAGCCGAAACGCATCCATAGCTTCAGCAAACAGTTGAACGCAGTCCTTGTGCTTTCCGTCCTTCACGCCAGCGTCACTGGCATAGCGAGCGAAAAACTCGTTGACCTGGCTGCCGTGCTTCCGGTAGCCCATGAAGTAGCAGCACAGCACAGGGCCGTAAGCCTTGTGTTTGCTCAAGTCAAGCAAATCAAGCGCGAGAATCTCCGCACGAAACTCCTCGACCGCCTCGTAGACAGATGAGTGCTTCGCGGACGAGTGCGTGCCAGAAGAGTTCACAGACATTCCACATGCGTAGCCGTAAGCGCTCCGTACTGCGTTGGAAAACCTTGCTTGGCGGATCAGCGTACTCTGCGGTTCAATGCCGCACTCGCGCATAGCCCCAAACACACGATCCGTAGCCGTCTCGCCTTCCTCCTTGCTGTTGAAATGGCCGTAAAGCCTCTTTGCCTCCTCGATGTCCGCCACGACGTAGACGCGAACATCAAGTTGCTCCGGTGCAATTTCGGGCTTGTCAGACCAAACCTTTGCACGAGTGTGTCCTTCCAGCTTGCAACGCCCGCCTGGCCATTCAGCCATGTGGACGAGCAGGTGAGCAGCCTCCAGCCTGTAGAGGTGCTTTGCCTGCATCGCCCTCTTCTCGGTGTCGCGCTGCCGCGGGTTGTTTGGCACGTCGGCCCACTCTGCCGGCGTCATCGTGGTCATGTAGAGCTCGTGCCCAATCGCCAATTGTGTTTCCACACTCATCTCCTTTGTGTTCAAGTCCTGCCACCATCCTCGGCCGCACGTCAACGAGACGCCGCCGTTGCCCTCCATTCCCGCTCTCCACGCCCGCTCGAGCTCGTCACCGTCCTGCCCGTCTCGACGATCCTTCCAGCCTTGGCGAGCTCGGCGATCCGCTTGCCGATCTGGTGCGGCAGCAGCCCGCACCGCGCCGCGATCCCGCTGGCCCCGGCCGGGCCGTCGAGCAGTGCCGCGAGGATCTGCCGCTGGTGCCGTGTTGCCAGCCCGCCGGCCTGTGCTGCCGCCGCGTGCGATGTCGCCGGGTCTGACGACCTGGCGGCGCCGAACAGCGGCAGCGACTCTTCGATCGGTGGCGTGATGTAGTGCGGCCTCACTTGACGGCCCCCCCGCTCCTGATTTTCAGCGTGCTGTAAACAACCGCCCGCGAGCATCCGATCCGCTCGGCGATGTAGTGCGCCGACACGCCCTGCGAGGCCAGCTTCCTGATTTTCTCTGGGTCTACTTTCGGCCGTCCTGGCATTTCTCACCTCCGTGTGTATTGGCCCGGTTACGCCGGGCAGGCGGCTCGGTCACCAGGGAAGGCTTCCCAGCCCGAGCTGCGGTGGTCTGTTCGATACTCCCGCGGAACGACCCATGTGGCGGATGCAAACGCCACGACGACCAGGGCGGGCCGGTCGATGAATCACTCGTAGCGGATCACCGCGAACCAACCGCGAGGCCCGCGGGCCACGCCACGCTCCACGATCCGGTAGCGCCCACGCTGGGCGTCCTGGTAGTAGCAGCAGTTGCGGAACGCAGCGTCCGGGCCGGACGTCGAGAACCCGATGCCCTCCCGCCGGCCGCCTGCTCGGCCGCAGTGCCGCAGCACGCCCGTCCTCGCCATGTCGTCGGCAGCATCCTGTGCCGACACGATCGTCGTCACTGCGAACACCTGCTCGGCCTGGGCCGTCGCAGCGCCCATCAGCAGGGCCAGCGTCATCATCACCATAAATCTTGCGGACATATCAAATCCCTCCGTGGAACAATCGAACTATGGGCAACGTGCCCAATCACCACTCGCCGCCGAACTTGCTTCTCATGCGATCGCTGTACTCGTCTTCGCGGCCCGCCCTACAGGCGCGGCTCGCGTTCATCCGTCCCGGCTTGATCACCAGCGGCGGCCGGGCCGGCTCCTCGAGCACCTGGCCGAGATCCGTCTCGACCATCAGCGGCTCCGCCTGGTCCTCGCGGGCCAGCCGGGCCTTGGCCTCCTCGACCGTCTCGAAATCGCGTACGAACTTCGCCATGTGATTCCTTTCAGAATGGGATGTCGTCCGACCCAATGGCCGGAGCAGATGCCTTGACCTTGGCGGCCGGCGTCCGCGCCGGTCGCTTCGCCGCCGCGGCGGCCTCCTGCTCGAGCTGCTCGATGGGCAGGAACTTGCCAACGTTCACCCACTGCCGGGCGTTCTTGTCGACCTTGTGGTAGAGCTCGGCCCTGACACGCCTGCCGGTCAGATCGTCGAGCGGCGTGGCAAGCCACTCGGCAGCGTTCATTCCGAGCGACTCGGCAAGCGACCTGATCAGAGCCTTTGCCCAGCCCTGGCCCTTCTTGGCTCGCACCTTGACCCACCAGTAGCGTCGATCGTCGTGGGCCAGCTCGAGGTAGGTCTCGGCCTCGCTGTCTGCCGTGGTCATGATCTTGAGCTCGTGCACGCCCTCCGGCAGGTCGATCTTCTCGCCGGTCGTCGCGGCCGCCACCGGCTGCTCGTCATCACTGAAAACGTCCCAGTCCATTGGCTGTTCCTCTTTGGGTTCTTGTTTCTTCCGCTTCATTGCCGTCCACGAGTCATGCCACGCCATTCGCCGCAACCTCCGGCTCGATCTGCTGGTGGCGGATGCTGATCTGCTTGTCGAGTCGCGCCCGCTGTGCCGGGCTCAGATCGCCCTTGGACACGGCCTCGTCGGCCTCGTCGCCGATGATGCCGAGCTCGTCAACGGTGGTGGCCTGGTTGACGCGGTCGAGCCAGCCCAGCTTGGGCTCGACAGGAGCCGTCCCCTGTGCCGCTGTCGCGGCTTTTGCAGACGACGGCGCCGTCGTCACAGGGGCCGGAATCCCGTCCGAGAGCCACGCCGCGAGCTGCCGGCCGAGATCCTCGCCAGCCTCGCGGATGATCTGATCCTTCAGCCACGCGGCCCGCGTCTTCGTGATGATCAGCTCGTGGTCCTGCGTCACGTCGCCGACCACGGTAAACTCGTACTCAAGTCCGTCGCGCTGGACAGGCTGCAGGCCCACCTTGCGTACCTGCGTCCGGCCGTTGACCTGCTCGATCACGTGCTCCACCTTGGAGCGGAGCGTGCAGATGATGTGGAGCTTCGCCCCGAGAATGGCGTCGACGAGTTGGTTGTGGAGCGGGGTGGCGTCACGCCAGCCCGAGAAGGAGCCCCCCCCGGACCTTTTCGCGGCCTTGTCGACAAACTCAAGAATGCCGCCCTTGCCAGCCCACGCGTGGCTCAGGCTGTCGATGATCAGCACGTCGTAGCCCGCGGCCTCGGCCTGGGCGATCGCCTGGATGAACTTCTCGGCCTCGTAGCTCTCCAGCTCAAGCACGTCGAAGTCGAGGCCCCGCTCGCCGCTGTAGAGGCTGGCTGATCCACGCTCGGTGTCGATCACCGCCACGCGTCCGCCCAGCCCGTGGGCCACCCGCAGGGCCGTCATCGTCTTGCCGCTGCCCGCCGGGCCGATCAGGCCAAGACGAAGTTTTGCTGCTGCCTTTGTCGCCTTCTTGAAACTCATCTTTGCGTCCTTTGCTCTTGGTGAGAACTGCCCGCTTTGCTTCCTGCTCGGCGGGCGAATGAATTGCGTCCCTGCGTTGCCGGCTCCGCCGGCCATCCTTCCGCTCGCCTGCGTCCTGCCGGCGGGCGTTCCTTGTTCAGTGCGTGATGTCTGCCGCCGGCACAGCGAGCCAGCCGCCGCCTACGTCGATGGTCAGCCGGTCGTCGACGATCCACTCGATGCGTCCGCTCCAGCGTCGACCAGCGGTCACGCCGCTGACGAAGTCGCCCACTGCGTGCTCGTGCAGTGGCTTGCCGTAGGTGTCCTGTATGCCGGCTACCGCGGCGGCGTACTCGGCGTTGTGTGCGTCCATGCTCTGTTGTTCCTTTGTGGGCTATTTGAGAGCCAAAGCAAACACGATCGAAAGCAGGTCATGAACCGATCGTGCCAGCGTTGACTCGCTCCCGAGATCCTGGCCTACCTTGACCAGGGCAAGAGCCATCAACCAACGGTTCCAATCAACTCGATGCACGACGTCCTCCATGACGTTGGGCGGGGAAGATAATTCCCGTGTGGGATATTTGTCAACAGGGATTTTTTCGGCCGTTCTTCTTCTGAACTTTAGGCCGACTTGCGGTCGCCTGGGCGACGGCCGCAGAGCTTGCCCTGGCGGCGGAGGCCGTCGCGCTCGCGGGCGAGCTGCTGGATCTCGTCGGCATCGACGAGCATGGACCGGCTAGAGATCTTCTGGGACCAGATCTCCCCACGGTCAGCCATCAGGCGGACGTGCCGCTGGGAGCACCCGTAGATGTCGGCAGCCTCGGCCGTGCCGCACAGCTTCCGATTCGGTGGGAGTTTGACGGGCATCTTCATAGCCCCGGAGTTTAGAAACACCAGTACACAGTGCAACTTGCCTTCCGCCTTTCCCTCCCATAGGGTTGGGCAGGCGAACTACACCCCGCTGGGCTCGAACCAGCAACCTTCGGTTCCGTAGACCGATGCGCTACTGGAACCGTAGGAACCACCTACTGGAACCGTAGGGCCAACGGTGCCGAATGCCGGACTTTCCGGTTTTGCGGGGTGTTTGACAGTCCGCCCGCCGTCAGGAGGATGGCACCACTTTTCCGCCCCACGAGGGGGCGTGGCGGGCGTCAGAGGGGCTGCAGGCGGCAGCCGCTCTGGCACACCATGAAGTGCCAAGATGTACTGCAAGTCCGGGCCGGCAACGCTCTCAGCGTATGCCGCCAACTACAACCTCCTCCGCGACGTGCGGCCGGAGACCGTCCGCCAATACGGCATCACCGCCCGGCTTTTTGAGCAGTGGGCAGGCCACCCCGTGCAGCTCGTCGAGCTCGACGAGGCCAGCGTCTCGGCGTGGCTGCGGGACTACGCCGCCTCCGGGGTCGTGCCGGAGACCGTCCGGTCTAAGAAGGTCGGCATTCTCGCCCTCTGGCGGGCCGCCGCCGACGAAGGCCTCTGTGAGCCGCCCACGCGTCGTATACGGTCCGTAAAGTGCCCGTACAAGCCACCCACCTGCTGGACGTGGGAGGAGGTCTCCGCCCTCCTGACGGCCTGCCAGGGCCTCCAGCGGTGGCACAAGACGGGCCTCCGCCGGTCGGCGTGGTTCGACCTGGCTGTCCGGCTGGCGTGGGACACGGGGCTCCGCCAGGGCGACCAGTGGCGGCTCCCGGTGGCCGACATCCGGCCCGACGGGGCGGTCTCCCTGGTCCAGAGCAAAACGGGCAGGCCCGTGATCTGCCAACTGTCCCCCTCGACGGCCGAGGCCCTGCGGGTCTCGCTCGAGGTGGCCCCGCGGCAGCTCGTCACGCCCTGGCTGTCCAGCCACGAGACCTTCGACGACCAGTTCAAAAGATTGGTGACGCGTGCAGGCATCCGGCCGGGTACATGGAAGTGGCTGAGAAGGGCTTCCGCAACTGATGTGGAGATTCAGAGGCCGGGGGCCGCAACGGCCCACCTGGGGCACGTGCCGGGCTCACGCATCGCGGAAAGGTCTTACATCGACCCGGCCCAGTTCAGCCGCACCGCAACCACGCCACGCGAGCTGGCCGTCGCAGCTTTTCAATCTAGGCAAGAGGGGGGCATTCTAAGGCTGGATGAGGCCGGGTGATTGACGTATGTCAACCGGCCTCACACTCCGCCAGACACGCCGCGTAGCCGGCCAGATCGACCGGCGTGTCGCTGCTCTTGGCTGTGCCTTGATGTCGGGCCAGCTTGTCAAGGATCATGATCTGCGCCCAGTCGGCCTCGGTGAGCGGCGCCCGCAGCTTGTCTGCAAAGATCGCGTTCACGGCCGCCACTGTCTTGGCGAAGTGCTCACGGCACGGGCCGTATGTTTTTCGGCGAGCCCCGATCGTCGCCTTCGCAGTCTCGAGTAGCTGCTCCGCAGCGTTGTCAACCATGCGTGTCCTCCTGATTTCTTGAACGGCCAGCAATAGCCACGATGCTAGTGATCCGCTTGTACCAGTCCACCAGCACCCAGAAAATTTCCTTGCGGCGTATTCCGCCTGCTGCAGATCGTCGTCTGTGAGACGGTAGCCCGTCACGACGTTCGCACCCGGCCGGAAGCGATGCGGAAGTTCTCGACGTTGAACTCGCCGGCCTCGTTGACCTGGACAACGGCCGCCCCGTGGTTCCACTTGTTAAGCGGAGCGTAGGCAGGCCGCAGGTCGCACAGGCAGCCGGTCGAGAAGCAGACCGTCTCGGCCCCCATCATGTCGGGCTCGCTGTGGATGCTCGTCCTGTGCCCGTGTCCTTCGAGCACCGTGTGATGCAGGCGCATGTATGCCCCGCGGGCCTGGTTGACGGGCGAGCTGATCCCGTTGCCCTTCTCGTGCCCGTGAAGAATCGGGAGCCCGCCGGCCATGATGATCCGCTTCTCGCCCACTAGGTCGATCCCGAGCTCGTTGAGGGCCAGCCAGTTGTCCAGGCCCATGATGGGCGACGTCGAGAGCTCGGGGGCGTGCTGCCAGAGCCACTTCTCCCACCGCTCTTCGTGGTTGCCGGCCTTCGCCACGATCTTGATGTCGGGAAACTCGCCGCGGAGCCACCGCAGGAGCTGCTGCACCTGCTCGAGCTCGGCCAAGAAGTTCCGGTGTTTCGGATTCTTCTCGTGGCGGCTGATCGAATAAAAGTCGGCGAAGTCGCCGTTCAAGAGCAACGCGTCGATCTTGTGCTCGTGCAGGTGGTCGACTGCGGCCCGGAGGGCGACGTCGTCGTGATATGGGCAGTGGATGTCGGACAGGATGCCGATTTTCCCGACGGTGGCCATGTCGTAGACCGTCCACGGCACGGCCTGGCTCTTCGGCATCTCCACGCCCTGGCCAGGTGCTCGAGCTGCTCGCCGCACGCCGCGGTCCTGCCGGGCGCGCTGGGCGTCCCCTATCTGGCCGAACATCATCCGCACCCGAGACCGGGCAGCCTCAAGGGTGATCGCCCCGTTGCTCTCCTCGACCAACTTCCTGGCAATCGACCGCGCCGGGTGGTCTGGGAACCGCTTGATCAGGTCGAGGGCCAGCTCGCTGATCGTGTCAAGGCTGTCGCGGCTTCTTGGCCCGGTCTTTGCTGCTGGCACGCTCCGCCCTCCGTGGTGTCTGGTCCGCAGGCTTCTTCACGTACACATTGCCGTCGTCGTCCGGGATCAGGCAGCCCTCGACCTGGTCCTCGTCGGGCTGGCCGTAGCCGTCTGGGCTGCCGGTCCAGAACCGCTTCGCTGGCTTCTTCGCCATCGTCGCCTCCGGCTAGATGGTCGCGTCGATAAACCCTGCCATCGCTGTGCGTGTTACAGTGCCGACTGTCCAGACAAGCCCCCACGCAAACGTGCCGGCCCCGATCGCCGTGGTCTGGGTGTCGGTCAAGGCGATGTTCACTTTGCCCGCCGCGGCGTCTGGAATCGTGGTGGTGAATGTGGCCACGGCGTTGCCGGTAATCGTCGAATAGACGGTTGCGACGGCCGAATAGTTAACGAGGCTGATGTCAAAGTCGAGTAGCGCCGAGAAGTCGTTCCCGACGGTCCAGCGTAGGTTCAGCGTGGCCGGAATCTGGTCATAGGTTGCCATTTCAGTAGGTTCCCCCGTCAAGCGACACGCCGTCGATCGAGCCCCCGGTGATATTCACGCTGCTGGCCGCCTGCGTGGCCATCGTGCCCAGCCCTAGATTCGTCCTGGCCGTGGCAGCGTCCGCCACGTCCGACAGGTTTGACGCCTTGGCCAGCTTCGCGCCAATCGACGTCGTGATCGTCGTCGAGAAGCTGGCGTCGTTGCCGAGGGCGGCGCTCAGCTCGTTCAGCGTGTCGAGGGCTGCCCCGGCCCCCCCAACCAGATTGCTGATGGCCGTGGTCACGTAGGCCGTGGTGGCGATCTGCGTGTTGTTTGTGCCAGCGGTGGCCGTCGGTGCCACGGGCGTTCCCGTGAGCGAAGGCGACGCCAGCGGAGCGTAGGTCGACGTCGCGGTCGCGGTGGTCAAGTAGCTGGCGAGCTGCGAGGAAACGTCGACGGCCGCCACCGCTGTCGTCACGTATGCCTTCGTGGCAAACGTGCCACTTCCGCCTATGGCGGCGATCGTAGTGGCCGAGCCTCCAGCACCGCCCGTGCCGACTCCAATGTAAAGCGTGGAGTCTGCTTCATTCCAGGCAGGCTCTCCCTGTTGGAGGCTGGAAGGGGCTCCGGCCGCGCCGGCCGAGTTGCGTCGCTTGATCCTGATTGTGCTGGCCATCAAAAATTTCCTCCGTCAAGTACCGGGTTGTTCTGCCACTTGTTCGCAGCGCCATATTGCAGCACGTCGCCCGCCTGGGCCGACGTGATCTGGACGTTACTGAGCTGCTCGAGCGGTCCGCCGCTGGTGCCGGCCGGTCCCTGTGGCCCAACGCCACCGCTCGCCGACACGGTCGAGCTCGAGCTCGTGACGGCGGCCGACACGGTCGAGCCGGCGACGGTGGCCGTGATTGGTTGTGATGTGGTTGTGACGTTCATTGATCACCCAAAAGCGCTACTGATCACCCTGCCAATCACCCACCGCATCGCTGCCTGCCCCGCGCGAGCCGAGAGCAGCAGCGCGGACGCTGCGGCTGTTAGGATCGCGGCGAGGTAGATGGAGTCTCTCATGGATTTGGAAATGCTTCTGCGGTCGGCGTGAACGCCGAGACGTAGCGAGCGGCCTTAGTAATCCGCAAATCGTCTATCTGTCCGTTGAAGTAGCCCGCAAACTGCATGCTTCCGTTGCCGACAGCGGGCCATGTGCCGATATATATTGGATCTGCCCCGGTAGTCGAACTACCAAGACCTGTCACAGTTCCGGCCAGAACTCCGCCTGCAAACACATAGCCAGTAGTGCCGTTTCGCACCATTGCCATGTGCGTCCATGTGCTTGCAGGGAAGTAAGACTGCGCGATGTCTAGGTATTGCTCGTTCGCGTTTGTGGTGGCGCGAAAATAGAAACGGATATCTGTTCCCAAGCATCGAATAGAGCACTGCAAGCCTGCCCATGTGGCATCCAGTGCGCCGTTGCCTGAACTGTAGTATGTTCCGCGATGAACTATGCCGCCAGTGAGGTTGGACGAAGCTGGTCGCACCCAAGCCTCGACAGTGTAATTGTCTCCCAAGTCAAGACTGCTGGAACTTGGTGCCGTCAGGTAATCGCCGTCGCCGTCAAACGTGAGAGAGGCACTCCCGAACTTTGCCGTACCTGTAGCCGCCGCGTTGCCGTAGGCCGTAACAGTACGTGCGTAACTCGACGAATCGCTTAAGTTGCCGTCGCCGCGCATGAGAAGCACAACGCTGCTTGAAAACTGATCATTCGACCACGTCGACAACGCCGCCCGCTCCCACTGATTGCTGCCAACGGCGACATACAGAAAATCCCCGTCATACGCGATGCTTCCCGCCGTCCCTGTTGCCGTCGCGGACGCGGGCACGCTCGACCATGTGAGGCCAGAGCCTCCGCCGGAAGATGGAGTGAGTTCCCAAACCGAGCCGCCTGCGTAGGTGTAGCTTCTTCCGTTTTGCGTGCTGGTCTGCCCAACGGTGGGCGATGATGGGAAGCTGAATGGCATGTTAGTTTCCTAGTTCGATGTACACTGCGCCCGACGAATCCCATCTGTACACGCGGCTGTAGTCACGCGAGACGTACAACACCCCCGCCGACCCCGTGGCGGGAAATCCTGCGGTTGTGGTTGCCTCGAAAATCTCTGTGACGCTTGAGCCGCCGCCGCCGAGCGTCACGCTGACGATGTTGCCAGAGGCGTCCTTGGTAAACATCGCCGGGTTTTCGGCAGTCCACCGGATCGCCAACTCGTGCGCCTCGAGGTCCGTCGTGAGCGGCACGCTGTTGGCGGTGTACGAACGCTTGGGCTTGATCTTGTTTGGCATGGCTTACCTCAGGAAACTGTGAGCGTGGCGGCGCTGCTGGTGACGCTGGCGGCGTTGGCGGCGCTGACAACGGCTCTGTATTGGTCGCCGCTGTCGGCCGCACCAAGTGCCGTGAGGGCCAGCGACGAGGACGTGGCACCGCTGACATTGGCGAACGCGCCAACGCCGGGCGCTGCGCTGGCGGCGCGGTCCGAGCTGCCTGCCAGTGCGACAAACCGACCACCGCCAAACCCGATAGCTCGCCATGCCGACGAGGTGCTATATGGCAGCGTGCGTTGCGTCCAAGTCAGCCCGTCCGTACTGGTGAGCGTCGTGGAGGGCGAGCCGCTGGAAACCGCAACGAACGCGCCGTCGCCGTAGGTGACTGCTCGCCAGTCGGCGGTCACGGGCAACGTGCGCTTGGTCCACGTAGTGCCGTTGGTGCTTGTGTAGTAGGCGCTGCTGCCTGCGCCATTTCCGCGATCCACGACCACCCACAGACCTCCACCGTACACAATCCCGGCGCGAGTGTTTTCAGCGGGCAAATACCCGCCCGCCGGCCACGTCACGCCGTCAGTGCTTGTGACGTAACCGTATCCAGCGCCAGGCGAGTCGTTCACAACGACGAACTGTGCGCCGCCAAACGCAATTTTGTGGCCGTATGTGCCGGTCACTGCCCCCCGCCGCTGCGTCCACGCGAATCCAGTGTCAGAGGTCGCAATTGTCCCGTCGCCCCGCACTGCGACAAACAGCGAATTGCCGAACGCCACGGTCCACGCGCCAGGATTTCCCGTGCTAGGCAGGGAGCCGCCTCCCGTCCATGTAGCACCGTCGCCGCTGGATGCCGTCGAGCCAGTGTTGCTGACTGCCAGAAACTGCCCGCCACCGTAGGCGATGTCGCCCCACGTCGTGCTATTCGGCAACGTTCGTTGCGTCCACGTCACGCCGTCCGTACTACTGGCTGCGACGTTGCTCATTGAAACAGCCGCAAACACACCACCGCCGTATGCGACAGCACTCCACGCCTGCGACGACGGCAATGTCCGCTGTACCCACGACGCAGAGCGAGCTTGGATATAGTCGGCCTTCTGCCACTGGAAAGTCGGAGTGCCTGCCGGTGCCGAGCTTGCCGCCACCGAGAACGTCGCGGTCCCGCCCGATGCCGTCTGGCTCGACGGCTGGCTTGTGATCGTGATCGTGTTATTCGCTTCGACCGTGAGCGTAGCCGCGCTGCTCGTCACGCTGGCTGCGTTGGTCGCGCTCACCACCACGCGGAACTGAGCCCCACCATCCGCCTCGACTGTGAGGCCCGACAAGACCAGCGAGGCGGACGTGGCTCCGCTGACGTTTGCCCACGCCGAACCGTCCGCCGACCGCTGCCACTGATATGTCGGCGCGCCGCTGGGGGCAACCGATGCCGATGCCGTGAACGTCGCCGCCCCACTGCTGGCGGTCTGATTCGACGGCTGCGAGGTGATCGTGATGACGTTCGCTGGAACTGTCAGCAGCGCCGATGTGCTTGTCACGCTGGCGGCGTTCGTCGCACTCACGACCACCCGGTAGAGGTCGGCATCGTCCACCGTGTTGAGCAAACCCGTCAGCGAGAGCGAGGCCGACGTGGCACCATCGACATCCACGAAGTTGCCGTAGCCGCCATCCTGTTTTTGCCACTGATATGAAATTGTGCCGCCGGGAGACGAGGTCGCAGAAACCGAGAACGACGCAGCACCACCGCTCGCAGTCTGCGCTGTTGGCTGCGTGCCGATAGTGATCGTATTCTGCGGGATGTAGCCCTCGTAGAAACCGCCGTCCGCGTCGTCCGTAGCCGTCGCGGAGATAGTGAGTGTCGATCCGCTGGCGGACAGGGTCACTCCGCTGCCAGCCGACAGAGTGACGCCGCCGGTGAGGCTGTTCAACGCGGTGACGTAGTTGTGGCCGTGGTTCGCCGCCGCCGCCCCGAGCGTCGATAGCGACGGCAGCAGGTGCGTGTGGTCACTACGTGAGGCGAGCGAACTGGTGCCGGCAGCCGCCGTTCCGAGAGCCGATGGGGTGGCGTCGGAGAGCGAGACGCTGGAGCCGCTGCCGGCTGCGCCTGCCGGGATGCCGAACGCCAGGGCGACCTTCGAACCACCATCGGTCGTGGTGGCCGTGACCGTGGCGGAGCTGCCAGCGGAGAGCGTTGAGGCACTGGCTGTGAACGCCGGCGTGACGCCAGCCGCCCCGGTCGCTCCCGCTGGGATGCCGAACGCCAGCGACAGGTTGGCCCCATTGTTGCTCGAGGTGCCCACCACCGTGGCCGAGCTGCCGGCCGAGAGGGTCGAGACGCTACCCACCGTGATCGTGGTGGACGGTGGCCCCTGCGGCCCCGTCGGGCCAGTGCCGCCAGGCGCCGCCGCCGTAGACGCGGCCACGCTCACCACGGCGTTCTTCGTCACGGCCGCCGAGATCGTGTCGCCGCTGGTGGCGACGACGGACGGGCCGCTCTTGCCGTTGACGGTTACTGTGACGCTCAAGGTGCCCTCACCGTGAATGTCCCCGCCAGCACCGTGAGCGTCACGCCAGACGTGTCGGTCCAGCGGAAATACCAACGGTAACCGACAGCCGGGCTCAGCGCGACAGTCTGTGTCTCTGTCAGCCCCACATTGACCGTGCCGCCAGAGAGCGAGACGGCCGACGTCGTGAACGTCGCTGCAGTGGCGCCTGCTGTGTACGCACCGGAGCCGAAATTTCCGTCCGCATTCGAGAAGGCCGGCGCGTAGACCTTCGCCTCGAACGTGTAGCCAGTCAGGTTAATGGCTGCAGACGACGACCCGGACGGCTGCGTGAACGCCAGGCCGACGTTGAGCTCGTCGCCGGCAACGCACTCGATCGACATATCGGCCGGAGTCTGGACGAACGAGGTGGCCACGCGTGAGCTCCTGCGGTGGGTTCAGGCTCTGAATTGTGGCTGCGGGCGTTGATCGTTGAAGTCAGGGCTGGGCTGCGGCCAAGGCTTTCTTGGCGTTGCTGATAGCCCGCCGCACGAGCATCCGCCCTGCAATGTCGAGGAATGGCAGGCCGCGAGCCTCGGCCTCCGCTCGCATGACCTTCACCACCTCGTCAATGCGTTCCGGCTTGCTGGCCTCGTCGCAGCCCCACTGATCCATCTGCTGCTGCTTCGCGCGGCACTGGCACGTTGGTGTTGGCTCAATGCCGA